ATCAGCCGTCGCTGATCGTCGGCATGTTAAGCGGCGGCTATGATAGCGCCACAACGACACACGTTGTTGCGGCCTGGGCATCGGCTCGCGGCCTGCCGTTCAAGGTTGCGCACATCAACACGGGTACGGGTGTAAAAGAGGCGCTGCTTTATGTGCGCGATTTGTGCGCGTCGTTTGGCTGGGAGTTGCTCGAATACAACGCCCGCGAAAACGTCAAGGCCGATGGCATGCCCGATCCGCAGAATTATGAGGATTTGGTATTAGCGCATGGCTTCCCCGGCCCGTGGGCGCATCGCAAAATGTATTCTCAGCTCAAAGAGCGGCAGATTGAACGCATCGTGCGCGAGCATAAGCAATCGCGCAAAGATTGCATTCTCTTGGCATCAGGGAAGCGATTGCAAGAAAGTGCGCGACGGATGCGAACGACGCAGCTTGATTTTGAGCGCGACGGCGCGACGCTGTGGGCCAACCCGATCCGGCATTGGTCAAAGGATGATGTACTCGACTACAAAGAACTAGTCAGTATTCCGAACAGTATTGTTGTTGACACGATCCACCGTTCGGGCGAATGCAACTGCGGTGCGTATGCGCAGCCCGGCGAACTCGCCGAGCTTGAAATGTGGTTTCCTGAAACTGGTTGTTGGTTGCGCGACTTAGAACGGCGCGTAAAAGAGGCGGGCTTTCCGTGGGGATGGGAAGATGCTCCGCCCGAATGGTGGGGGAAGATTCTTGACATGACGGCAGATCGATGGCGGCCATGACGCGCAGAGAGCAACTGCACGCACTGAAAGGTCAGAGCAATATGTGGGAAGCCTTTCAGGAGCTTGGCAATTCGCCGCTCTGCTCAACGTGTGACGCGCGATGGGCGGAATTGCAAGAAGCTGCGTAAACCGGCCCATCCATTCCGGCCCGAAAGTGGGGTGATACGCCATGAAGAAAATGAAGAAGAAGGGCAAGCGCAAGTAAGCCCACCACCCACGCCCGGCGCGGTTTCGGCTGCGCCGGGCAACGAAGGAGCCACGCCATGACAACCGCGCCCCTGCTGCGCATCCGCCTCGACGGCGTACCCGAAATGCTCATTCCCGGCACGCTGGCCGATGGCCCGCGCTACGAAGCCAGCGCAGAGGCGGCGCGGGCGTGGGCGGCAACGCTGGCGCTGCGGGCGAAGGCCGGGCGGCGGGTGGTACAACTGGAATTGTGGGAAAGGAAAGTAGCATGACAATCAAGTCGATATTAAAGTACCCAGGGGCCAAATGGTCTACATCTGCGTGGATTGCAAGCCACTTCCCCGCGCATGTGCATTATGCCGAACCGTATTTTGGCAGCGGTGGCGTGTTCTTCAATAAGCGCCCCGCTCGGCACGAAGTCATCAACGACCTTGATAACCGTGTCATGAACCTGTGTCGTGTGGTTCGCACGCGCGGCCGCGAACTCGCACGCGCCATCAAGCTCACACCCTATGCCCGCGCTGAATACTACCAGAGCTATACCGAAACCGGCGACGAACTAGAGGATGCGCGGCGCTTTCTGGTGCGCTGCTGGATGGCGCACGGCTTCAAACCGTATTGCCGTACTGGGTGGCGGCACAATGGCAGCAAGGGTCTACAGTCAATTACAAACCTGTGGAAAGACTTGCCCGCCCGCATTGACCGCGCCACGCATCACGTTGCGCTCGATCCTCACGGGGAGATCCTGCAGCGCACGCTGCAGATCGGCGAGCCCCTTCACCTCAAGCTCGCTCATACCGTCGCCTCGTTGTAATCGCTGCACATCAGGTAGAGATGGTCGAGGTCACGCTTGAGAATCGCGTCGATGTTCATCGTGCGACCTCGGTGCGTGACGCGCATGTGCGGCATCACGTCGTCACGGTCGCGGATCACCACGCGCTGCACCCGCTCGGCGTTGATCTGCTGCGCGGCCATGTACTCGCGACCACTGAGCGATTCCACCGAAGCCCAGACGGTCGCCAGCGTCGTCCACGTCGCCACCTCGGCACCGTAGGAATCGCGCGCCACGCTTTTCGTCAGGATCGTCACGCGATCACGCAACCGGCCGGCGGACAGCATCAGACGCCCCGCACACGCGAACGGTCGAGCAGTCCGTCGAGGAACTGCACCGACTTCGGAACTCGGTCGGCCTGCGCCAGAATCTCACGCTGCCCGTACATCGCAGCCACCACGGCCAGGATGTACGACTTGATGTTCGCCGGGCACGCATCGGCCGTGTAGCCGGCCGTGAACGTCACGCGCACGGCATTCGCCACATCGAGCGTGCTCGGCCATGTGTACCCATAGGCCGGCAGAACCCATGCGGGATCTTGCGCGTCATCAAGCGAATAGTCGGCGCTGTCGATCGTCTGCAAGTCACCGGCACCATCGACGTACTGCACCGACTGGATGGCATTGACCGGTGGGCGCGGAATCTTGATGCCGACCGGCGGGAACTCATCCAGGTACAGACAGAACGTCGCGGGCGCAAGCGCGCGCTCAGTCTCATGCTCTGCGCGCTCTCGGGCCGCCGTGATGTACGACTCGATCAATGCATCATCGTCATCGATCTCGACGCGCGCGTGCAGCTTGGCAAGCGCAACGGACACCGGCTCTACACTCGGTGGCGTAATGACCTTCAGGCCCATTGGATAGCCTCAGTTGTACCGGCGCGCGGTCTGGGTGTTGAATCTCGTGCGCATCTGCGACTGCACGCCCTGCGCACCACGCACGCCGTAGCGGGCCAGCACGCCGAGCGTGGCGAAAGCGTCACCGGCCGCAACAGCCTCGGAAAGCTCCGCCTCGAATACCTGCGATCCGACAGCGCCAGACCACCCATCCGCCGCACTCACGGCCTCGGCAATGGCCCCAGCGATCACCAGGGAGCCCGCCACGGCGTCCGACGCGCTCGCAACCTCTGCCAGTACGGCCGACAGCACTGCGGCCGCTGTAACGGCGTCCTGCGCGGTCACGGCCTCCACGATTGCCGATGCGTACACGGCGGCAGCGGTGAGGCTGTCTGATGCGCTCACCGACTCGACCAGCTCGGCCGCGTAGATCGCAGCGCCGATGCTGCCGTCGATGATGTCATCTGCGCTCACAGACTCGGACAGCGCGCTATCCATCTGCGCGGACGACGACAGCGCGTCATCAGCGGATGCCGATTCCGTCAGTCCGCCGACACGAACGATCGACGCCGATACGCTGTCGGCGGCGCTTGCTGATTCGGACAGCGCGTCCGAGAACGCCGCCGCAGCCGCTACCACATCGGCGGCGCTTGCTGATTCGGACAGCGCACCAGAGAACGCCGCCGCAGCCGCTACCACATCGGCGGCGCTTGCGGCCTCACTTAGTGCGCCGGCCAGTGTGACAGATGCCGCCAGCGTGTCAGCAGCGGACGCAGACTCCGACAGCGCGCCGCCGAACACCGCGAGCGCGGACAGACTGTCTGATGCCGACGCGGATTCGCTGATCGATTCGTTGTAGATGGTGCCGCCACCGAGCGCCGCGAACGCCTCGATTCCGAACGGATCGTCGCCAAACGACACGTCACGCGTCCACGAACGACGTGCCGTTGTACACGGCGACCCAGCGATTCGAGCCGACGGCGTTGTTGTCGGTCAGATTCGCGACGCTGTAGTTGATGGCAAGACACCCGACGAAGCTGTTCGCACTGCTGCCCGTGTCTGCGTAGATCCCATATTTTGATGTCGCGCCGTTGCCGATCAGCGTGCAGGCGTGGAACGTATTGCCCTGCGACGAACTGGTAAGCCTGATTCCGTCGGCCGCGCCGTACTCGAACGCACAGCCGCGAACGATGTTCAGCTTGCCGCCGGAGAATTGCAGGTTCTTCGCATCAACCTTGCTCGAATAAAACTCGCAGTCCGAGATCAGCAGCGAATCGCATCCGGAGATGAGGAGGTTGTCTCCGGCGTTGTTTTTGATCTTAAGCCGCGAGATCATCGCGCCGTTGACGGACGAACCGTTGTTCGTGACCTTCATCGACGGCCGGTCGCCGGTCTGCTCAATGATGCAGTTCTCAAACCTCAGCCCCCATGGGTCGAGAATGTCCACAACAGCGGTTGACGACGCTCCCACGCCGTTCCCGAAGCCGTCGAAGTACACCCTTTCGATCACGCAGTCCTGCATCGCATACGTCGCCATCTTGTTGTCGATGGCTTTGCTGGCGTTGCTGTAGCCGTAGAGCGTGCAGTCCTTCAGCCCCCACGATTGCTTGTCCGCACCGTAGCCCTGCGCCGACGAGTCGAAGCCAAACATGGTCACGGTCCCGACCGGCGTCAGGATCGTCGCGTTGATGCCGCAGCCCTCGATGTAACAATACGGACGCATGTAGACCGTGCCGGCGATCGCCCAATTCCCAGGAGCGAGGATCACGCGGCCCACGAATCCATCCGTTGCCGCATTGATGCGCGTGTGATCGTTCGTCCCGGTGGGCGTCAGGATGCGGACATTGCCGGGCCGCAGTTCCTGATACGTTGGGTGCAGGTACGGCGTGAAATTGGCATCGTTCGTGCACGTGACGATCGCGTTGCCAGACAGGCTAATGCCCGTACCTGGATTCGCCGACCACGTTCCGCCGTCCAGCTTCTCCAGCTTTGTCGTCCGCGTCAGTACGCCCGCGTTATACGTGCCGATGCCAACCTCTCGGTTGTTCCCGTCGCTGATTGCGTACTGCACGAGGGCGCCGTTTGCGAAGCGCGCACTGAATGGGACGTAGCCGGCCGGCGTCGTGCCGAGCGTGATTGCGCCCGTCCCGGTCGTCGTTGTGAGCTGCCGGACCCAGTTCGCGATCACGTCAGGTCACCCACACGCCCACGATTGCCGCGATGCATCCGATTGACACGAGGATCTCGGCCGCAGTCATCACGCAGTCGCCGTGTAGGTCACGTTCAGCGTGTCGGCGCTCACCACCGCTCGATCGCCACCCGAGAACAGCCCGGCCGAGTACAACACGCCGCCGGTGTTGCCCACGGTTGCCGATGCGCCTGAGCCAAGCGCCAGGAATCCGCCCTTGACCGTGCCGCTGCCGGTGATCGCGAACGACGCCGCAGCGCTCGCTGCTTTCGATCCGCTCGACGCGGCATTGAATGCGACCGTTTTGCGCGATCCGCTGTACGTCGGAGCATTTGCGCCGCCAGCTTCGAGCCAGCCTGCATGCGACGACATCGTGTCGCCAGCAGCAATGGCGCTCCAGCTCGCAGACGAGATCAGGCCCATGTACGGCCCCGTCACGCTGTAGCCGCTGCCAGACAGCAGCGTATCGAGCAGCAGGTTTTTGCCCGCCGTCGTGACGGTGTTCGGGAACTCGTCGCGCCACTTCAGCTTGCCATCGGCGCCGATGCACTCGACGACGTACACGCCGCTCGCATGCACGCCCTCGGCCAGCGCATCATTGCGCACGACGCTCGCGCCCACCGCATCAGCGGCGTCCACCTTCTCAGGCCCCATCATTGCGCAACCTCCTCGATCTGGCCGTCCGTGAACCAGCGCGACTGCGCCGCGCCTTCGGCGTCGGTGTACTCGACGAGGTACTCGAACGTGTCGGCCGCGTCATTGAATCGGCGCTCGACGACGTTGCCAGTGATGACGGGCACCACCTGGCGCACTTGCGCGCCCTTGGGAATCGGCATTGCTCACCTCTCAGAAATGCGAAGGCCCGCCGAAGCGGGCCTGTGGTCACGTGACGAGAGGTCAGGCCGGCGGGTTGGCGGTCGGCGCGAGCGCAGGAGCGCCCAGCACCGCGACAGCAGACATCAGGGCCGCCGACGCATTGTTCGCCGGCGTGATCGTCAGCCGCAGATACCGCTTGTTGCCGACGTACCCGAGCTTGCGGCACTCGTTGTCATCGTCGAATTGGAATCCTGCCAGCGCCTCGGTGCCGATCAGGTCGGCATCGGCAACAGCGTTGCCTCCGCTCATGCCGGAGTCGTCCGACTCCTCCAGAAGAACGGTGAACGTCGCGTCGGCGTCGGCCACAGAGCCCGTCGCGATCATGAACGTGACCGAATCGAACCCGCGACGATCAATGATCTGCCCGACCTGCGCGGTGTTGTCCGCGACGCTGACGGGCGAAATCACCCGCTTCACGTCGATATTGCTTGCGAGATCTTTCATCTCTGAACCCCTTGAATTTGGTGAGGCCCGGATCGCTCCGGGCCGGCGTCATCAGGACGCGAACTTCAGGAACTTGGCCGCCTCGAAGTTCACCGCACCGCCGCCGACGCGACGAGTCGAATAGAACTTCACGTAGGGCTTCGCCGTGTACGGATCACGCAGCGTGCGAATGCCCAGACGATCGACGATCGTGTACGCCTCAGCGAAATCACCGAACGCCAGCGACAGCGAATCGGTCGTGAGCGCCGGCATGTACTGATCGATGCGCACCGGGTAGCCCAACAGCCGATCCGGCTGCCCCGCTTGCAGCGACGGCTCCCACAGATATCGATCGGAAGTCGCTTCCTTGAGCTTGCGCAACTTCGTGCGCACTTCGCGTCGCATCACGAACACGGCAGCCGCGAGGTACTGGTCACGCATGGCGCCGATCAGGTCCTGCAGCGGATCTGCCTTCGTGGTGTGGAAGTCGCCATTCGCGCCAGACTTCACGTGCTCGAACTGACCCCACGCACGCGAGTCGTCGCCAGTGGCGGCCGTCGTGTAGGTAGCCAGCCCGCGAGGCTGCCCGGTTCCGGTGCCAGACCAGAACGCCGTGCCCTCCACGCGCGCGAACTTGTCGGCAATCTTGCCGGCGAGCCACATCTCCACATCCACAGCGGCGTCGTCGAGAAGCTTCTGCGTGACGCGCGGCTCGGCGTACATCTCGTGCGCCTCGATGCGCCATTTGCCGACCTGCGGCGTGGTCGTCTCGCTGCGCGTGCCGGTCTCCGACACCCACCCGGCACCGGCGTCGCCGTTGTCCACCACGCCCTCGAGCGCGTCCGTGCTGATCGGCTGAACGCTGGCGATCTGACGCATCACCGATTGCTCGTACACCTTCGAGACGATGCGCCCGACGGTCGGCGTCGGCAGCAGGTAGCCGCCGTCCGGATCGCTGCCAGCCGACAGCGCCTTGCGCTCGTCAGCGGACAGCCGCTCCAGATCTCCATGCCGCACGAGATGGATGAACGCCGACTTGTATTGCGCATACGCATCGACGCTGATCTCGGCCGCCGGCCGGCCTTTGGATTGCATGTCGGCGCGCAGCGCGTCGTTGAAGGACTTCGCTTCTTTCTTCACGTCGCTGTCACCGCCGCCGCCGAGGTTCGGGCGTTTCGACGCCTTCATTTCCTCGAAAAGTTCATCGGCGCGCGTCTTGGCCTCATCCAGAGCCGACGTCATGTTGGCCAGCTTGGCCTCGATGT